CGATCGCGCTACTCGCGCTCGAGTCTCGAGCGCAGTCGCTCGGATACGACGTCCCGAACTGGCCGCACGATAACGACGACGTTTTTCCCCACGGAGCACCCGGAGACCCCGGCGTAGTCCCGTCGGTTTATATTCCGGACGAATCTTCCCGAACCGGTTCGGAACGATGACGAAACCGGCGAATCCGAAGAAATCCGGCGATATCTCGAGCATTTCGGACCGGCCGATCTACGGACCGCAGAGAACCGCGCTCGAGAGCACGATCGCGGCGCTCGAGTCAGACGGCCGGCTCGCTGGCATCGACCGCGCTCGCGTGGAGATCTGTCGCGGTCTCGCGACGATGCTCGACGCGGAACCGGAGTCGGCGGCGCTATGGCGGGAATATCGCGCGGCGGAGAAGTCACTACGAGAAGAAAGTTCGGAATATGGCGACCCGTTCGACGCGCTCGTCGCGAGTATCCGCGATACCGCGGTACGCGACGAAAAGAACTCCGCGAAGTAAGACTCGCGGCGCGGAGGCCGCGGCCGTGGCGAAGGCTCTCGGATATGACTTAATGCCGCATCAGAGACAGATTCTCGACGTCGCGCTCGAGATCACGTCCGAAGGATTACCGCGGTACCGCGAGATCGTGGTCGTTATGCCGCGCCAATGCGCGAAAACGACGACGACTCTTATTCTCGAACTTCACCGCGCGTTACTCTGGGGATCGCCGCAGACGATCGGATATACCGCGCAGACCGGATGGGATGCTCGTCGGAAGTTAATCGACGATCAGGTTCCACTACTCGAGGCGTCTCCGCTCTCCGCGTCCGTAAAACGCATTTATCGCGGGGCCGGTATGGAGTCGATCCATTTCCGGAACTGTTCGCGTATCGACGTAATGCCATCGACGCCCACCGCCGGACACGGCCGCGTCATATCGCTAGGCGTCATCGACGAGGCTATGTCAGATACCGACGACCGCCGCGAGCAGGCGATATTGCCGGCGATGGCGACGAAACGAGACGCGCAACTATTCGTTATCTCCACGGCCGGTACGCTCGAGTCGCTCTATCTAAAACGGAAAATCGAACAGGGCCGCGCCCTAGTGGAATCCGGGATAGATACCGGCGTCGCGTTCTTCGAATGGTCCGCCGGCGAGGACGACGATATCGACGATCCCGGAGTGTGGGCGCGGACTATCCCGGCGCTCGGATACACGATCGACGAGACGGTTATCCGCCACGCTCGCGCGTCGATGTCAGAGGGCGAGTTTCGTCGCGCGTATCTCTGTCAGACGACGGTTCTCGACGAGTCCGCTATCCCGGCGCGGCTCGTCGCGAAGGTGCTCGACCCGCAGACGGAACCGGCCGGACGTCTCACGTTCGGAATCGACGTCTCTATCGACCGCGCCTACGCGTCGGTCGCGGTCTCGGATGAAACCGGCCGCGTCGAGTTAATCGAACATCGAGAATCGGTTTCTTGGGTCGTCGACCGTGTTCTCGAACTCTGGCGCAGGCACCGCGGAACGCTCGTCGTCGACGGATATTCGCCGGCGAATAGCCTCGTCGACCGGCTCGAGGCCGGCGGAATCCCGGTCGTCCGATATTCGCTCCGCGATATGGTCGCCGCTTGCGGTCTCTTTTACGACGCGGTTCTCGACGACGCGATCCGGATTAGACCGCACCCGTCGCTCGAGGCCGCGATCGCCGCCGCGAAGAAAAAAACTATGGCGTCCGGTTGGCTATGGTCCCGCACAATAGAGACCGCGGATCTCACGCCGCTATTCGCCGCGACTATCGCATATCACCACGCGACGAATAGAGCACCCATCGACAAGCCGCGTAGTAGAATCTTCTAGGTATGGCTACGTCGAAGAAACCGCCGCGGCGGACCGTGCTCGTCCCGCTCGTACTTCAGATCGCCGGCTCCGGTCTCGTCACTCTGGCGCTCGGAATGGTCGCTATCCCGGTAGGCGTCGCGTTCGCCGGCGTCGCGTGTCTCGCGTTCGGAATCGCCGCGGAGCGCGGTAACTAGTGCTAAATCGTCTCTTTTCCGGGCCGGCGGAACGCCGGAGCGTATACGTCGATTCGACCGGACGAGTCTCGAGAACCGCGGTCGACACGTGGGCCGGCGTCCCGGTCGATACCGAATCAGCGCTCTCTGTGCCGGCGATCTGGCGAGCCGTGACGATGATAAGCGACACGGTAGGCGCTCTCTCGATTCACGCATACCGCAACGATCAGATTATCGAACCGACTCCGCGGATTCTCGAACGGCCGTACGCGCTCGAGACCCGCGTCGAAACGTTCTCCGCGATGGCGGCGGCTCTCATTATCCACGGTAACTACATTGCGATTCTCGGAGAGCCGGGACCGTCGGGATATCCGGAGTCGTTCTATCCCGTGGCACCGGACCGCGTAACCGTGTTCCGCGAAAAAGGCGAACGGTTCTACCGCGTCGATAACGAGCCTATTCCGTACACGTCGTCGCAGATTCTCCATATTAAGGGATTCTCGCTCCCCGGCGATCTTGTCGGTCTAGGAATCCTTGCGGCGCAGAGACAAGGCATCGCCGCGGCCGTAGCGGTGCTCGAGTACGCGGCGCGGTACTTCGATGGCGGCGCGATGCCGTCCTACGTCCTTAAGTCAGAGAACGACGATCTAACAGAGATCGAGGCGCAGGCGCTTAAATCCAAGTGGATGGAGGTTTACGGAGGACGTAACCGCGAGCCGGTCGTACTGAACTCGTCCACGTCGGCGCTCCCGCTTAACGCGAACGCCAACGATGCCCAACTAATCGAAACCCGACTTCAGTCCACTAGCGACGCCGCGAACATCGTCGGTATTCCCGGAACGATGGTCGGAGCGCCGAACTCGTCGCGCACCTACTCCAACGTCGAGGCGCAGGCTCTCGAATATCTCCGGACGTCGATTATGCCTATTACGTCCCGTATCGAATCGGCGCTCTCTGACTATCTCCCACGCGGCCAGAGAGCGCGGTTTTCGTACGACTCGCTACTTCGGGCGGACACTCTGACCCGATATCAGGCGCACGAAATCGCGCTCCGCGCCGGTTTCCTAACCGTCGACGAGATCCGCGAACTCGAGGACCGGCCGCCGGCCGGCGTCCCGATCGAAACCGGAACGGAGGACTCCCCGGTATGAATATTGAGAATCGGTCCTACGAAACGGATCTCGAAATACGTAGCGACGGCGACGGCCGGACCGTCTGCGGAATCTGCGTCCCGTTCGACGTGGAGCAGAGAATCCACGCCGGACTAACGGAAGTGTTCCGCCGCGGAGCGTTCGCGAACGTCGCTCGAGCCGCGCACCGCGTAAAACTTCTCGTCGGTCACGACTCGAAGGCTCTCCCTATCGGCCGTGCGACACTTCTCCGCGAGGACGCGTCCGGTCTCTATGGCGAGTTTCGCGTTAGTAAAGGACCGCGCGGAGATGAGATTCTCGAACTCGTCCGCGATAACGCGCTAACGGATCTGTCTATAGGTTTCCAACCGTTAAAGGATCAGAGGCGACCGGATGGAGTGATCGAGCGTCTCGCCGCGCATTTGGCGGAAGTGTCGCTCGTCACGTTCGGCGCATATGGCGGAGCCGCCACCGTGGTAGGTGTACGGGTCGAATCCCCGACGCCGAATCTCGACGTCGTGCTCGAGATGCTTAAGGATCTCCGGAAGTGACCGCACCGCAGTACGCGAAAACGGTAACGGACGTCCCGTCGAAGATCGTTAACGCGGAGGAAGTGTTCCGGCCGGTATGGGTTTACGTCGTCGGAAACTCGACCGTATACGTAGGAAACTCGAGCGTCACGACCGCTAACGGATTTCCGCTCGTAAAACACTCCGCGCCGATACAAGGCTCTTTAGGTCCGGGACAGGATTTATGGGCCGTGACCGGCTCCGGCGTCACCGAAGAAATCCGTATCTTTACGATGCCGGCGGACTAACCGGATGCCGTGGCATATCGAAACCGGTCGCGACGACTGCGACGGATACGCGGTCGTAAAGGACGACGACGGAGAACTCGAAGGATGCCACCGCACCCGCGCAAACGCAGAGGACCAGATCGCCGCGCTCTACGCGTCAGAGGACGACGACGAGGATCTCGACGACGACGGCCAGAGGCTCGCCACCGGACCCGCCGCGATCCTTGTCGATATTGACGGAACACTTGTCGCCGGCTCTGCGGTAAACGGACCGCTCGTCACCCGCCTAAATAACCGCGATACGGAGACGTTCGTCGTAACCGGCCGGCTCGACTCGACCCGCGACGCCGCGGTCGCACTACTCGAACGAATCGGACTGCGCTACTCCGCGCTATATATGAATCCCGGCGGCGACTCGAACACGCATAAAGAACAGACCGCGCGGCGACTTCTCGAGCGTTTTAACGTCGTGCTCGCGGTCGACGATAACGAACGCGCTCGCGCGATATATGAGAATCTTGGAATCGCGACAGAGGCTCCGCAGATTCGCCGCGCCATCGTCGAAGAAATCCGCGACGCGATTCGCGACGTTCGCTAAACTCGGATCTAGTCGGCACCCCACCGACCGCGCGACGCGCACCCCGGCTACGGCCGGCACCCGCTCGCCGGCGTCGGATGGCACCCCGTAGGAAATCCCTACTACGAAAAGGACTAATCGAAATGTCGAACGCATTTCTTACTAATCTCCACGAGACCCGTAACGCGAAGTCGGGTCTGATCGACGCGACTCTCGCTCGTGCCGCGGACGAGGGCCGCGACATTACCGAAATCGAACTCGCCAACGTTCAGGCTCTGAAGTTGGAAATCGAGCGTCTCGACGAGCGCATCGAGCAGATTTCGGAGATCGAAGTTCGCAAGGCTAAGGCCGCGGAACTTGCCGCTCTCGTCGACGGGTCGAAGGTCGAGACCCGCGACGCCGCACCCGCTCGAGTGATCTCGGAGGAGGCCACCTACCACGAGCGCGGCGAGAACGACTTTCTCGCGGATGCGATCGCGGCAGAGTTCGGCGGGTCGTACGAGGCTCGCGAGCGCATCGCTCGCTATCAGAACGAGGTTCGCGTCGAAAAGAGAGACTCCGGTT